CAGAATTGATAGCGCAATTAGAGACGTTATTAATCTGATTAAACTCGAAGAATCTAAAATTGCAAATAGAGAAAATGCAATTATTGATGCTGCCCCCGAAGTTTCTGTGGCTACTTAGATAAACGCCACATCGCTGAAATCGTATCTTTCTGTTAGGATCGCTTGCACTCTACTAAAATCTACTATATAAAATAATCACTATACAATTAATTAGAACATAGACGCGTATAGTCGACGGCCTAGAGACTATGTTCGGAAAACTAGGAGGATTTAATTATGGCAACAACAACGTTTAATGGAACGGTACGTTCCGATGGCGATATAAAAGCAACAACTAAGAACACTACTACAGGAGCATTTGTAGATTACGCTGTTATAAAAGCAGCGGGTGGTATGGAAATAGAAAAAGTTGCAAGCACTGGAAACAACATTGTAGCAGCAGGTACTTCAACAGGTACTAACAATGCAAGTTTAGGTACAGCAGCAACTATTTTCAAAGTAACACCTAATGATCACGGATCAGGAATTGCTGATGATGCAATTAACACATTCGTCAATAAAATAGGCGGCGACATTTGCACGACTATTCTAATTGATCTACATGGTGGATTAGCTTGTGGTGGAGCAGCTAACGATGTTATTGGTACTGATGGTGGAGCAGCTAATGCTTACATCGCAGAACTAACAACTGGAGTTAACGGTATTCCATTCGAAATCGAAATGGCATGCTTAGAAGTACCAACAGGTGGAGATCCAGATATTAATCTAGATTGTTCAGCTACAGCTACTGATGCAGAAAATGCAGCAGTTACTAGTGGAACAAACTTATTAAATAATGGTGACCTTTCATTAGGTATGTATGTTTCTGCTGATGGTGGAGCAACACTTGCGGCATTAACAAAAAAATATCTTTACCTAACTTGTGGAACTGCTACTGAAGCAGCTTACACAGCAGGTAAATTAGTTATTAAAATCACTGGCGCAGCTTTTGATTACAATAACGGCTAATAAGTAAAAACTTAAATTAGAGCGGGGCTTCGGCCCCGTTCTCTAACAGGAGGAAAAAATGGCAGACGCAGTAACAAGTCAAACAATAGTAGACACAGACAAAAGAGCTATTATCAAATTAACAAATCTATCAGATGGCAATGGTGAGTCTTCTGTAGCAAAAGTTGATGTTTCAGGTTTAAACACTAATGCAAAAGGTGAAACTTGTTCAAGAGTTACAATTGATCAAATTTGGTATGATATTGGTGGAATGCGAGTCGCTTTAGAATGGAATGCTTCAAGTAATGTTGTAGCAATAGTTCTAGGTGGAAGCGCAGCAGCAGGCAATGTTCAAGGACATATGGATTTTAGATCTTTTGGTGGTATTAAAAATAATGCTGGTGGCGGTATCAATGGAGATATCGATTTATCTACTAGTGGACATACTAATTTAGATCATTACACGATTGTTTTAGAATTAAGAAAATCGTATTAGGAGGGTAACGCATGGCGAATACTACTTCTGGTACAGTCACTTTTGACAAAACATTTGCTGTTGATGATACGATAGCAGAAGCTTATGAACGAATTGGTTTACAAGCTACTTCAGGCTATCAATTAAAAACAGCTAGACGTTCTTTAAATATCTTATTTCAAGAATGGGGCAATAGAGGTTTGCACTACTGGGAAGTAGGCGACACTAATATTGATCTCGTTGAAGGTCAAGCTGAATACACTTTCTATAGAGCATCAGGAGATGGAACTTCTTCTACTACAAACGGTGGAACAAGTGGATCTTCTACTTATGGTGTTGCTGATATTCTAGAAGCAACTTATAGAACTGGAAGAACTGAAACAACTCAAGCTGATTCTGCCTTAACAAAAACAGATAGAGCAACCTATTCTGGGTTAGCTAATAAATTATCTAAAGGAACTCCTTCTAGATATTTTGTTCAAAGATTTATAGACAAAACAACAGTTACTGTTTACCCGACACCTGATTCTACAGCTGCATCCAAAGACATGCACATTTACTTTGTAAAAAGAATTCAAGATGCAGATTCAACTTATACCGATGCAACCGATGTTCCGTACAGGTTTGTTCCTTGTATGGCGTCAGGATTGTCATTTTATTTAGCACAAAAATATGCACCACAAAGAGTGCAAGAATTAAAATTATTATATGAAGACGAGTTAGCAAGAGCTTTGTCAGAAGATGGATCTTCTACAAGTACTCACATAACTCCGAAAACTTATTATCCGAGTACTTAACTATGCCATTTGCAAGAGGAAAATACGCTAAAGCAATATCAGACCGATCAGGAATGGAATTTCCATATTCTGAAATGGTTAGAGAGTGGAATGGTATGCTTGTTCATAGATCTGAATTTGAAGCTAAACATCCTCAGTTAGAAACAAGACATTATTCTGGAGATGGACATGGTTTGGCAGATGCAAGACCTGCAAGAGAAGAAAATGAAGTATCGAGAATGTTAGATCCAAATCCTTTTGAAACAATTGCAGCTAGTTCTGGAATTATAAATGTTTATGAAAAAAGTCATGAGAGATCAACAAGTGACACGGTTAGATTTAGAGGACCTATTTGGACAAGTTCAGATTCTGATGCACATCAAAACCCAACAGACTTTGATGGCATCAGTGGATCTAATATTGCAAAAGCTGCTGGCTACTCGATTACGGTTGGGAAACGAGATTCCGCTGGCGACATTACAAATACAAACGATTACTATCACTTTACTGTAGACACTAACACTGCTACAAGTGGAGGAGTATCAGGAGGAGGCAATAGTTGTTCGGCTGGTCCAGCAACTATAACAGCATAATATGGCAGGATTTACTTATTCAACACTTACAACAGCAATTCAAAATTATACTGAAGTTGGAACTTCTGTATTATCAAGTACGATTACAGATCAATTTATTGATAATTCAGAACTTAGAATACAAAGAGAAATTCCTATTGATGCAGACAGAAGAGAAATTATAGGAAATTTAGTTGCTTCTAAAGATAGTTTTCATGCACCTGCAGGAACTTTATTCGTTAGAGGATTACAAGTTTATACTTCAACAACAGCAGCAACAGGTGCTAATAGTTGGTTGGAGAAAAAAGATATTAGCTACTTAAGAGAGTATGATGCAGCTGAAACAACAACTGGAACACCTAAATATTATGCGATGTCAGGTGGTGGAGCAACGGGAGCTGGAGCAACCACTTCAGGAAAAATTACTCTTGTCCCTACTCCTTCCTCAGGTTTTATGTATAAATTACATTATAATTCAAGACCTCTGGGATTAAGCTCAGCAAATACGACAACTTTTTTAAGTTTAAATTTTGGCAATGGACTTTTATATGCATGCTTGGTAGAAGCATTTAGCTATTTAAAAGGTCCAATGGATATGCTACAACATTATGAACAGAAGTATCAAACTGAAGTACAGAAGTTTGGTGCAGAACAATTAGGTCGAAGAAGACGTGACGATTATACGGATAATGAACCTCGTATACCCGTTCCGGCTCAGACACCGTAATAAGGAGAAAAAATATGCCAGGAAGAGAAATCAAAGGACAAAGTAAAATCGCAACTTACCGTCATGGTGGTAGAGCTGGTTATAGAGAAGGAAAACAAGTAATAAAATATGCAACAAAGCGACCTCCACAAAAACGAAAAACAGGGCTAGAACCAAGGAAGTAAAATATGGCAACACTAACAGTCAAAGTAATAGAAGAGATAACATTAAATAATAACAGCTACAATAGTGAGCGATCACTAGATATTTCTAGTGTTGATGAAATTGTTAAAAGAATCGTTACGATTTCAACAACAGAAACTGGACTGTTAGGGTTTGCTACAGCTTCTTCAACCGATTTATCAAAAAGTTATCTAGCAGGTCAATTTGATGAAGACGATGTTAGATACATTAGAATTACAAATTTAGATTCAAGCAACCATCTTACATTAACTTTTAGAGATGAAGATAGTACAGAGTTTGCAATCAAAGTCGATGCAGGTCACTCGTTTATTTATCCAGGTGATAATAGTGGTGGCGTTGTAGATACCATGCATGCAGCTGGTTCTGCGATTACCGTATCATTGAATGATTTAGTCGACATTACGGCAACTGCTGACACGGCAGCATGTGATGTAGAGGTATTTGTAGGAAGCGCTTAGGATAAAATATGGCATCAAGTTATACAGGTCTTGGTACAGAGTTGATGACTACCGGCGAAAATGCCGGAACATGGGGATCAACTACCAATACCAATTTACAAATTTTAGAACAAATTTCTGGTGGTTATACAGCCCAATCTATTGCGGGTTCAGCTCAGACAACAACTTTATCTGTTTCTGAAGGATCAACAGGCGCAACTCTTGCACATAGAGTTATAGAATTTACTGGAACGATTACTGGAAACCAAGTTGTAACGATTCCTTTAGATGTTCAACAATTATACGTAATTAAAAATAACACATCCGGTGCTTATACTGTTCAACTTAAGTATGCTACTGGAACAGGATCAAGTGTTACTTGGGGAGCTTCTGATAAAGGAACAAAACTTATATATGCTACTGCTGATGATGGGACTAATCCAAATATGGTTGATTCAAATATTGGTGGAGTTGGTTCTTATGATTTAGATGGTAACGAATTAACTCTTAGCGCCTTATAA